TTAGAAGTCGCCATCCATATCTTTTGGGGGCTTGTAAAAAGCAAAGAAAAGTATGTATGTAATCGCAAGTGCAATGACAGCCCACAGGAAAATAAAGAAGACAAGCGAATTTCTGAGAGCTTTGAATACATATCCTATCAACAGTCCCATTCCAAATATAATAAGGTAGTAGCGAAATATCAGTCTCCAAAACTTATATAAGAATTTTTTGAAGTCAAGATACCTAACTGACACCATAAAAATCTTTCACATGCTTGATTATCTTTTCCTTTTTGATACCCTGTTGCCATCCTATTTTTAGTATTTTATCAAGATTTTTGAAATACTGTCCATGCGGGTCTTTGAGATATTCCTTGCTCATGTGCCTTATATCTTTTATTACTCCCATTAAACATCAATCCCTTGCTCTCTCATTTTTTCTTTCATCTTTTCCTCTTTTTCAAGCTGAGCCTTAACGTCATCAATGTTTTGGTCAAATCTGACTGAGAGCTTTCCACAGGCAAGCCTTATCGCATCGGAGAATGTAGGATATGGCATTCCATTTTCTCTTAACACTTGTTTTTTGAGATTTAATAGTTCGTAAGCATATTCATCTACTGATATTGATTTTTTCATAGTTTTTCTCCATATCTTAAAGAAATGGGAAGGGGTTTATTCCCCCTTCTTTCTTAAGACACTAAACAGTTTCAAATCGCCTTTGGGTGTTTTCTGACTGTCCACATATTCAACCATTATATTGTCGCCAATTACAATAGTCAACATGAGGTCGTCAAGTTGAGAACTCCCATGAAATCTGAACTGTTCGCCTTCCTCATTCAAGACGGTATAGAGACCAAACTTATACTGAGTGGAACTCCCCTTATCTATGAGTTTTCCGGCAATTTTATCGCCGAATTTCTCAAATCTGATAAAGTTTGCACTTTCCACTTGCTCATAACCGACTGGAAGTTTGTCTTGGGCTTTGTCATCTGACATGGCTTACCTCCTTTTTATTTATAGAATGTGAATGTAATTGTAGTATATAATAGTTATGCTAAAAATACAATAAAAGAGCGGAGAAAGGCGGATATCCACAAAAAATCAACTTAGGAGATGATAAAGATAGGAATTTAAAAAACATCCGCCCTTCAAGAAATATAGATATGCCTATCACTATAAAAAAGTAGCGGTAGGGAGAAAGAAGGGAATAGGCGAGGAAAAAATAAAAAACCTACCGCTTAGAGGCACAGGAAGGAAGGTTTTAGATAAATCCCATAGCTATGACCATCATTACAATAGCAATAAGCATTCCTAATAATCTTTTTGGGTCAGGCTTTCCATCCAATAGTTCAAAGACCATAAAGATAACGATTAACAGAATTGCTAAGCTAAGAAGTCCAACTAATACAAGTTCACTTGAGGATAATCCTGTATTCTCTGAAAGTCTTGCCGGTGAGCTTGTGGTAAAATTGAATGATGTATTTACCCATCCTAATGTCAGATTAGCATTATCAGTCACATTTACATACCATTGATATGTAGTTAAGGCATCTAATGGAAGGTTGCCTGTTGCGATGGTCATGGTTTGTGTGCTGTTCATTGCTGATGAAATGGTAAGTGTATCTCCTGTTGCTACAAGAGTTATAGTCCCATTCATAGTATGTCCGGTAGAAGATGTAATATTGACAATAAGATTAGATCTGTTTACCCATATACCTGTAGCATCATCGGCGGGTGTTAAAGTAGGATAAGTTACTGTAGCTGATACTGGAAGACTAAAAAGCAATAAAGAAATTAGTAATGCTATAGTAATTACTATAGATTTTTTCATCCTTTTTCATTTCACCTATGAATTAGAATAAAGTAATCATTTAATACATTATCGACTGTTGAATTTTCCTTTCTTTTTAGTCGTAGAGCATCCGCCTCGACCACGATTAGCTCTTATTCCTTTCCCAGAGGCATTCCTTTTTGGTTTTCCTTTTTTCATAATTATCTCCTACCGGCATGCCCATTTTTTCGCTTGCCTGATTTGCCAAATCGCTCAGGATGCACAGCCCTTTCAGCCTGACCTTCCAAGGATTTGAGCCTTTTCATAGTCTTGCCTACAAAACCTTTGGATTTCTTTTTTGTCTTTGCCTGAGCTCTTAGGGCATAGATTTTTTCTCTTTCCTTATTGATAGCCTTTACCCTGTCTTCAGCTTTCTTTTGTTTGGCAAGCTCAGCCTCAAGCTCTTTACGCTGTTTTTTCAATTCAGCAAGTTCATCCTTTTCAGATTGTCCGGTAAAATTATATCTTTCATCTTTTTTCAATAATTTTCACCTGAATGAGAATAAGATTATTACTTATTAAACTCCCGCTTGAGCTTTTTCATTACTTTTCCCTCACCTTTGCTCTTTTTGCTCTTATGGGATTTCCAGAAAAAACCTAAAACTCTCATAACATCTTTAAAGAAATTGCCTGATGTCGTTGGTCTTCGCCTTTTTCCCATTAGATAAATCCCTCTTTGAAAAATCTATTGTAGATTTTATTGAACTTTCTCCTGACCTTCTTAGGTATTATTACATTTGTTATCTCTCTTACTTTATCTATATTACTATGCAAAACGCTCAAGCAGACCATAACACCCATAGAAGACACGACAAATATAGAGATAGTAATAACAGGATGCAAGGATGTAAAGAGTATAAAGCCAAGACAAATAATACTGGAAAACAAATACATGATATATCCAAGATATGCCAAGGCAAGTTTTCGGTCATGCAATAAGTTCATCTTTGACCCCTTTTTTACTTTTCCATACGAAGGGATTGATACGCTCTGTGCTGTCATACATTGAGAAAATAGGTGTCGCATAGATGTTCTTTGAAACGATTGTATTAGTCCTATGGTCATTAAGGACAAAGCGAAACATATCGTCATCGCCATCGCCGTCACTGTCAATATGCAGATTTTCAGCAATAACATCAACATCAGTAATCCTTCTTATCCTTTTGTCAACTTGGTCTTTATACTGGGTAGTGTAATAGATATTGGAATTTGTGTGCCGGCTCTGCAAAAAGAATGTAGATACCCTTCTATTCTGTAAGCTGTGCGAATTTCTACAGTCAGCATATTCATGCAATTCATCTATAGCTACTATTGAATTGGAAAGATGGGATGCCAAAGATGCCATGTCATCGCCTCTGAGATATTCAAATGGGAAATCAAGCTCATAGTTTGAGAATATCTTGGGTCTCATATTGTATTCAAATTCCATCAAAACAAGAAGTGTCATAACGAGGGTCTTTCCCGCTCCCTTCCATCCATAAATACCGGTGATAACATTCTCGGCTTTTACCATCAGTCATTTCTCCTGATTAGCATATATCTTGAGTGCATGCCCCGCTTGAGCAGACCTGAGATTATGACCTCATTGGGCTTAACGTAAACGTCAAACGAGCCGTATTTGAAATCATTGACATTCCTATATTCAATAACACTATACTTACCCATCGTTATTTACCTCATAAAATTGTATAATCTGAATTATTTTAACTCGGCAAATTAATGTAGATAAGACCATCATGCCCCCACATGTGCCTGTAAGCATGTATGTTATTGTTTGCGGGATGAATGGGAAAAAAGCTATGTGATAGCCCCACACAGTTAGAAGAAAAGCCATGCCTAATATGATAAGGAAAATATTTATTCTTTTCCAGTCATAGATGTTCGTTTATATCACTCCAAAAATCTTGACAGGCTTTTCATGTGGGTATCTTCCTCAGTATAAAGCCTTGATTTCAGAATATTCTCCAATTCCTGTGCGGACTTTCCGCCTTCAGACAGCTTTGCAGTCTTGAATTGTTTGAGAAATCTTTTGAGGGTCTTGATATTGTAGGTATCAGCCAAGGACTGCAAGATAGATACGGCTATGACCTGTTGCGGTGTGTATCTTGTTTTCTTGTCTATATGCTTAGGGTCAAGCCATTCCTTGATGATTTTTGATACATCTTCTTGCTGAAGGTTATCCTTGTCCTTGCTTGGAGCAAATACCTTGTCAATGATGCTCCCTGTTTTATTAACTTCTTGTTTCGTCAT